TGCTTGCCGACGCCGCAGCGTTTGTCTCAGAGGTGGCGGCATTGCTTGCGCTTGTGCTTGCGTTGCTGGCGCTAGTCGATGCGTTGCTGGCCTGCGTTGTTGCAGTGCTAGCAGAGCTGGTTGCGCTTGATGCAGAGCTTGACGCAGAAGACGCAGAGGCAGCCGCGGCGGTTGCACTTGTTGACGCATTGCTAGCCTGGGTGGATGCCGTACTAGCAGAGGCTGCAGCATTTGTTGCCGAGGTTGATGCGCCACTAGCTGATGTAGATGCGTTGCTTGCTGATGTACTGGCTGCCGAGGCAGACGCCGCTGCATTGGTGGCCGAGGTTGTCGCAGATGCCGCGTCCACCAGCAGTGTCCACTTGGCAGAGTCAGTGTTCGTTGTAATTGGCAAAGACCCACTTGAGGTATGCGCTGTGATTACTTGGAAGATGTTATTTGTGGTTGTGTCTTTTGCTATGTCTCGCACATAGTAGACAGTGCTAGCAGCCCAGTTGCCACGGTTGGTGCCTAGCGTCTCGCCTAAAGCTGGGTTGCCATTGGCATCAAAGCCCAGCGTCTTGTTGGCTCGCAATGATGCAAGTGGCAAGGTCATGTTGATGTTGGTCGGGTCTGTCTGTGGAGCTGACAGCGCCCTTACCAAGCCCTCGGCATTTTGCTGGGCAAAGATAGTCTGCTGGTCGAGCTCGTCATTCAGAGTGTTAGCAAAGAAGTCGCCGCCAGTGGTGAAGTCTGTAGACCTGGCAATAGTACGGTTGCCAACAATGGCGTACTGGGTGGGCGAGGTAGGGGTAAGCGCCAGGCCAGTAGCTGTGATGGTCACAGAGCCTGTCCCGTTTGCATTTATCACTACCGTGTAGTGCGTAGTCAACGTCAGCAGCACCTCGTCTTTGTAGACAGCAATGTCTGTGTTGGCCAGAATCTCAAAGGTAAACGCATAGGGGCCTTCGCCACCGGTTCCGGTAGGCGCATACACAGCTCTGCGTGTTACGTTACTAATTGGCACTGGCATAATATTTCTCCTGTCCTAATTGTAGGGTTTTAGTCCGGTTTGTAGTAGAGACCGTTGGCTTTTTTAAGCTCTTTGAGCTCATCAATCTTGGCCTGCAAACTGGTATCTTCTGACTTGAGTTGTTGCTTGGCTGCATCCATGTATTTGGAATGCACGCGCTGCACAGTCTTTTGTTGATCATCTAGCGACAGCAGATCAAAGCCTGGCATCTGCATGATGTTTAAGATCTCTTGCTTGGATGGCAGCTCCTTGCCGTAAATAGTCAGCATACGGTTGTTTTGGAATGCATCTATTTCAACACCATCAATCTTGCGATCTGGCATGCCAATGGGTGAGCCCATGCGCACTAGCAAGTCGTCCACCTCAGAGAATTGCTGTGGCGTCACACGGGTTGGCAGCACCATCTCGTAGGCTGCGCCGGTGCCTGACTTAGTTGGGTCACCCCACAGGTTAAGCGTTTCTGGCAAGTCAGCGCTGAAGTACGGTATACGCGACTTGTACTTGTTGAATGCCTCAATAAAGCCACGCACACCCATTGGAAGATCTGGGCTAGCTCGAGTGTCTCGGTTGGTTGGATCTGACAAGCGCTCGATGCCGGCCAGCAGTGAGCTGTAGGCGCCAGCTGGCGAGCCACCAATCACAAAGCCACCAAGCTGTTTAACTAGGCCATCCACAATCTTCTTGCCGTCTACTTCACCCTGTTGGCTAGTGCCAATTAGCTTACCTATATCAGCCACCCCTTGCAAGTAAGGCTGCTCTTTTAGGTACTCATACAACCCGTATGTAGCACCCAAGAAAACCTCTTCAATCTTGCTGGCGTCTTGCTCATGCTTGGCATATTCAGCGTAGTCAGCAGCAATGGCCATCAGCGCAGAGACCGGCTCCATGCCGCTGTAGCTGTAGTACTTGTCGCCAATCTTTAAAGAGTAGGGCTGCCATCCATCGCGGGTCAACGCATCGCGGTCTGCCTTGCGAGCTGGGCCGCGCCCAGTAATGCTGCCTTCTCCAGACAAGGCCGCAAAGGTGGCTAGCACTGCCGAGCCTAGTGTTACCTTGGCCAAGGCCATATCGCGGTATACGCCGCCTTTGGCGATCTCCTCGCGCCACTGTGAAGACAGCGGGGCAAACGGTGTGCGCTCTATAACCTGCAAGCCAATGTTGGCAGGGGTTTTAAAGAACGGCACCACAATCTTTAGGGCTGGGTGGTTAAAGGTTTGCTGCAGGTTCTTTAGAGCTGGTGGTAACTCAGCAGTAAATGTTCCCTTTTGTGCAAACAAAGCTGCTGCCTCATCCAGATCACGGGGTGGGTTCTGGAACAGGCTAACGGCCTCTGCCTCTGCCTTGGCTAGCGCGTCTGCCTCTGACATTCCAGAGTCAATTGCGTCGCGGTATATCGACTTGCTGCGGCGAGTAATCTGGGTGTTGAGCTCCATGCGGTAGAGCGTGCCCTTAAAGAACTCATCTTCTGCCATCAGCATGCGACCAGGCATAGTGATCGCTGTGCCATAGAAGTCAATAGCCTTGCCCAGCCACTTGTCTTGCTCAATGCCAAAGGCTGCTGAACTAATGGCTGGCATGTCAGTGCCACGCTGCGCCTCAATCTTGCTCATCAAGTCGCTTGGTTGGTTTTTCTTGAATGCCGTGGTGGCCAAGTCAAAGCCCTCAACCAAGCCATTGCGCAGCGACTGAATCATGGTCAGCGCTTCGTCGTAGGCGATCTTGTCAGACTCACTGCCAGGCACCAGCGCCTTAAATGAGCGCACGCCTGGTGGCAATACATTGCTGTAAAAGGCAGCCATCAAACGCTCAGGGATCTGGTATAGGCCAAAGCTGGCGTTGGACACAACATTCTTTGCGTGTGATACGGGGCTCGATAGCAGGCCGTTGATGTAGGTGGTAAACCAGACATCCTTCACGCTTGACATCATTGACTTTTCTACCAAAGCATTGCGAGCTGCACGCGACTCAATAGTCAGATAAGACTTAGCCAAGTCAGACAGCGCAGCGTCGCCACCGTACTCGTCAATCACCTGACGCACAATGGCAGCGTTGCCATCGCGTGGAATGCGAAACACAGCTAGCGCTCTAGCAGTCTCGGTTTGTATACCCTTGACGCCACGCTGAATCAGGCCATGGAATGCGATCTGCTGGCGTAGCACCAGCTTGTCTACGTCAGTAGCCTGGCCACTGTTGACCATCTTGAACAGGCGATCTAGCTCGTTGGCGCTGGACTCTAGCACCTCGAGCGCTTTGTAAGTGTCAACAGCGTTAGCCATCATGCGACCATCGCTGCCAATTAGACGGGACAAGAATGCCTCGCTGATACCAGACTCTGCTGCCTTGTCCTTAATCTCTTGGAATGTGACCGCCTTGGTCTTGATGTTTAGCGCGTCAGCCACGCCACCCACAATGGCGGCGGCATCTTCGGTCTGGTAGCGTGATAGATTAAATGGCTCATCTGGCGCGCCACCAGGCTTGCCCTGAGTGATGCCAAATGTCTGCCTGCGACTGACAGCACGACTGACTTCATCAGTCAGGGTTTGGTCGGCCTCGGGAATCAGCTTAAAACGGCCAGCCTTGGCCGCCTCGGGCAGCTCGCCCTCAACAGCACGCGCAGCCTCGGGCACCAAGTTGCGCTCGGCCTTGGCTGCTTGCTTGGTAATTAGTTTACGAATTGCCGCATCCATTGGACCAGCTACCTGCACACCCTCTTCCATGGTTGGCGTGCCTGGCTCGGTCGTGGTTGGCATCTCAGCAACGCCTTGATCGGCGGCTGGCATTGGCTCTAAGGGGATGTCTTCAGCTGGGGTGACAGACTCTGCACTCGGTAGGAGCTGGCCAAGTCTCTGCTCTAAGGGTCGTTGTTCAATGGCCATTATTCAATACCTCCGCTTAAAGATTGTACTGAGGTATGCATATTTTTCATATCTTTATGCAACCGTAGAGTCACTGCTAACAGCAGCTAACGGTTGTCCTTTTTTGACAGACTTACGCATCTCTGGCGTGATATCTATAAATCGAACAGGCTCACCACCTGGGACACCACGGCCTGTCTTGATCTGAGTCTCACCAACCGATGCACCCCATTTCTTACCGTACTTTTCTAAGAACTTGGGATATACATCGTCATAGTATTTCTTCATGCCCTCGCCACCAACCTTTAAATCTAAACCAGATAATTCAACAGATTTTCCAAGGTCATCAAAACTTTTTGGATACTCTATTTGAGTTCTAATTTTGTCTGCTATTTCTTTGCCAACAATATTATCCAATTCATCAGCTTTTACAACTGTTTGAATAACTTGTTCACCCATATCTGGAGTTAAAGCCTCTAAACTTATTTTTCCATCTGGAGTAGGTCGTGCATTTATTTGACCAATTTGCTTACTTAAGTCATAGCGCTCTGCTTGCTGTTTACCAGTAGTCAGGCCAACACGGTCATAGCCGTTGTCTGCTGCATAGCGCAATGCTCTCTTTAAAGCTAACTGATACCAAGTATCTTTGAATGGTGCGTCTGGCACACCAGTCTTGAATTGATTTGCAGATGAGACAGCATCTCTCATGGCTTGCTCTTGACTCAAACTACCACTGTGTCTTCCAACAAATGCACCAGTGTTCTTATCAAATGCCTCATAGTAGCCAGGATAATTAGCTGGATTCTGTCCCTCTGGAACAGTTGGCGGAATGTATTTCAGATCGATCTGATCTGCAGTCAGATCTTTTCTTTGATAACCTTTTTCACGTCCAGCTTGATGCCAGTCTGATTGAACTTCCTCAATTAGCAACATCTTTTTACCATCAGCATCTACACGGTCATTGACACGAATGTGAGCTAGGATATTTGCTTGATCAAAGTGAGTGGATTTATATTCATCAACTGCTTTACGTGAAGCATATGAAATATCTGCCTCGCTAAGTTTTGCTTCTGGTTTTGCGCCTAAAACTTTTCTGGCTTCATCTTCTGACAATCGTTTTGCTGGCAACGTCAACAATATCTCACGATAGTTTTCACCACCTGGTAATGTATATTTACCAAATTTTGTTTGTGATCTATCAATAAAATAATCTGCATCATCTTCTTTTCCAGTAAATACAACATTATTGTTTTTATCAACAACATTGTAAAAGTCCTGATCTAATGGACTATTTACAGAAAACTTCTTTCTTAATCCAGTATCAGATAAACCAATTTCTTGTACGTCTAAACGATTACTAGTAACAAAGTCTTGCACTTCTTGTTTGGTTACATTCTTCTTGCCTTTTAAGAAATCATCTAACCCCATCCACTTGATCTCATCTAACTTGACGTTCTCACCCTTGGTAATGTCATTAAAGAATGCTTGACCGCTACCAGAGTTACGCTGGACATTAAGTGCAGCCTTCTCAACTGCAGAGTAGAAACCAATGTCAGACGCTGGAGCTATAGCCTTAGTTGCTGCACCAGCTGCAGATGAACCAGATGGCACAGCATTCATCATTACTGGACTACCTAGCATCTGCATGCTTTTGATTGTCATCTCGCCAGCTTTAGGCAGCAATGCTTTGCCAGTCTTTATCGTGCTTGCAGCGCCTGGTATTAAACCCGCAGCAGCGCCACCAGCTTGCAGTGCAGCTGTACCAAGGTCGCCACGTTTGGCAGACTCAACAGCCTCACCGGCCATAATCCCAGATTCTTCCAACTGCATTGTTGTGCCAAGAAACGGCACAAAGTCAGCAAGGCCAACATCCAATGGCAGGTTGCTGCTTGGGCCACCAATCAACGTCTGTGCATTCTTGCGAGCTTTGTACCTATCCATGCCAAGTTTCTCAAAACTTGACTGCAAATAGTCAGCAAGATTTTGTTTGATTGTTGGATTGACTGCCTGCATGCTGTCAGGGTAGCGACCACTGTAGGCCTGCTCTGGAAGATTACGTGAGCCAGCCTCGGCCACTAGCACATCGCCAGGTCGTTGGCCAGCTGGCGCTGCTTGCTCTGGTGCCGTTGGCTCTGGCATTGGCGGCTCATCAGGAAACTGCATAGCAGTCAGCGCCGACAAGTATTTGTCTTCGATTGGACTGTAGGCCATGCTTAATTACCTTCCGATCTTTTAAGCAGCTTTTCAAGTTCTGCTATTTGTCTTAACTTGTTTGCGTCGTTGCCAGCCTTTTGACGCAGAGCTGGCAAATTGTCGCGGGTTACTGGACCAGTAATCCAGTCGCGGCCTGGCTTGTACGTTCCATCTGGGCGCTTGGCAAACTCTTCGAGCTGCTTGGTAGCCGCCTTGGCGTCTTCAGTATTTCTGCGCTTGGCAATGTTGTCTTCAAGCTGCGTCAATATCTGACGCGGTGTTAGCGTCTTACCTTCAGCAATTGCAGCTGATTGGATCTGCAGCGCCTCTGCCTGCAGCTGGGTGCGGCGCTTAAACTCCTCACCCTTTGGATCGATCACCACCACGCTGCCAGGTATTACAGGAATACCAGAGAGCTGAGATATACCGCGATCAAGTGTTGAGCTGTCGCGTCTGTCTTCGCTTTGCATAATCTTGAGCGCAGCCACAGCGTCTTTGGCGGTGAGGCCTTTACCAACTAGCGAATAGATCTGATCTGGGGTGGTGATCGTGTTGTTGTAGATGCCGGCTAGTAGATTAAAGTTCAGAGCTGAGTCGCCATCTCCGCTGGGTTTTAAGATATCTTTTAGCATGCCAATAGGCACCGAGCCCTCTGGCAGGGCAATGAGCTCGTTGACTAGCTGCTTGCGTTTAGGGCTACCCTCTGGCAGCGGAAAGATCTGCTCCAGCAAGTTAATGGCTTTGCCTTCGCCGACTCGCTTCTCGTCTGCCTGCTTGGCATCCTTAATTGACTTACGGTTATTGATGGCCACCATAAAGTTGGCAGTCACTTTGGCAACGGCATCAAAGTCGTTGGTAATTAAGTCTTTGAGCACGGGGCTCATTTTTCCAAGATCACCGCTTCTTAGCTTTTGCAAAGTAATCTCTGGATCTGCCATATTTGCGTCCGTCATTAACTCCTTGGTCACACCGTTGATCTTGGCATTGCGAAACGCCACCTCAAACTTTGTGCTGTATTCTTTTTGCACGGCCTTGTCGCCTAGCAGCATAGACTGTGTCAAGATGTTTTTTCTAATTACATCGCCAATTTCATTTACTGAATACGGCTTTCCGTTTATGGTCACGCTGCCCTGCGAAACTGTTTCCTCCAATATGCGAAATTGATTGTCAATGTCTGAATCAACCAATGCATATCTTTTAGACTTTTCACGCTCTAGCTCTGCGGTGTATGCAGCGTTAAGTACTGTGTGGCCATGCGTTGCCATGGTGGCGCGAAACTTGATAGACGCCTCTGGGTCTATGCTTGACAAAGACTTAGATAAACCATCGGTCATTGTCTTAATCTTTGAGCTTACTTGCTCAGATGTTGCCCTGCCGTCTTTAACGTCGGCCAACAACTTGGTTAACTCATTGCGACCCTCAATCTCAAAGTGGCCAGACAGTTCAAGGCTGCGAGCCTTGGCCACCGCCTGGTCAAAGAAGTTTAGCGAGCTGGTGCTACCAATGCCAAGAGGCACGCCGTCTTTAGCTCGCTGTATTTGTTCGCTTGTCAGCGGGTTGTCAGCCGCATACTGCAAACCCTCTTGCTGGCGCATGGGTGCAGCTAGTTGAAACGCACTAGCGCTCATCCTGTCGAGCACTTGGGCTAGCTGGCTGGCGCCTTGTGCCGCAGCCCTTGGTCCGACAAAATCTACCGCCTGCTGCTGTGGCTGCACCATGGGCACGCCGCCCACAGAGCGCAGTTGCATTTGTCCTGATTCAAGTCTTTGAGTAGCCATAATTACCCTACTGCCTTCGTTAGCCTGAGATAGTCAATGCCAGCCTTGCCCAGCTTGGCGCCAGCAAGCAGGCCGCTAGCCCTACGACCAGCTTCTCCAGCAAACGTGAGCTGGCCAGCTTGGCTTCTTGCGCTGTAGAGGTTGAGCGTGTTCTGGTACTCAGTAGACTGCAGCATAGCCGTCGCATCCTCAAAGCCCAGCACCCGAGCTGTCAGCGCGTTAAGGTCTGATATGCCTACGTCGCGCATAGTGCCTTGGATGTTTTGGTTAATCACACTCTGTATAGATCCCTCACCCAGCACCACGCCAGATGCAGCCGCCCTGGCACGTACAGCAGCGTTGGTGGCGCGCATATTTTTTAGCAAGGTGTTGCCAGCGATGGTGTAGTTCTGCGCCTCCAGCTCGGCCTTCCTGATTGTGCGGCCAGCTTGGATCGTGGAATACTGCTCTGCCATGTCAGCGCGCACCTCGGCCACTGCCAGGGTGTCTCTTGCCTGCAGCATGTAGCTAGTCTGCTGATTTATGGCTGCGGCTTTGCTAGCCTCAATCTCGCCATAGCTAGCCAGCAGGCCTGCGCCTGCGACTAATCCTGCTGCTGATGGATTGGGTGCTGTTGCCATGTCTTATGTTCCTGAGAAAACCGCTACACGGTAGTCCAAGCCTAGCAGATTCATCTTTACTGGTAGGTCTTGGGATACCTCAATACTCTGCTCGCGGTTGTAGCCAAGCACGCCATTAACCCGCTTGATGCCGGTGAACTCTGGTATTGGATCATCCAGCAGCGGGTTGTCAAACAAGCGGAACGCTACCGGCTGATTGTTGATGATCAGGTTCTGTGTTTCATTAAGCACTGCGCTGATCTCAACAATACGCTTCTTGAACGAGACTCGGCTGCCAGTCTGCAGCTTGACCTCAGCAGGCATGGTCTTCACATAGACCGTGATGGGCAGGCCAACCTCATAGCTGGTGGTGCTTGACCGGTCAAACGTCACAGCGCCTGCGCCGCTCACGGTCTCGTTGCCTTGCGGTGAACCGTCTGTGATTACATTTAGCACCTTGGCCACATGGGGTAGGCCGCTTGCACTAGCAGCTGCGCCACCAACAAAGGCACAGTCTGTAAAGTACTCATAGCCAAAGATCTCAATAAAGTACCTAACCACGCTGTTAAACGTGCGCTTGGTAACCACATAGATCTGGTTGACATCCACGCCCACATCGATGAACTCGCCATCGGTAGTGAACTCAGATGGGCTAGTGACTTGCTGGCTGCGCATGATGCTAAACGCTGCAATGCTGCCATCGTCAGTATTAGTCATCAAGAGCAGGTCGGCCTCTTCAGTGCTCGATGCCCTGCGCAGTGCAACCCGCTGTGGCCCCTTGAGCAGATGCCCAGACAGTAGCGATATACGTTGTGTGATGTAGGTCAGCTGGGTGTCGCTGAAGATAAACTCGTTGAGCGACTTGCCCTGGCGCTGGATGTAGATTGAGCCAGAGTCAACCGATTGCACGCGAGTGCCAGGCTTGATGCCATTGCGACTTACATTCTTGAATGTAAAGGTCAGCGGAGTGACAGGGTCGGTGCCGGCCTGCGGTATGAAGAACTCACCGCCAGTAGTAAACACTTGGAAGTCACGGCCACTGATTATGTCGGTGATGACGTTGAGGTCGTTGGTATCAAGCGTTGCCTCAACCGCATCATCATCTAGCGACTCGCTTGGCACAAAGTCAAAGAAGAGTCCAATCTTGGATCCCCAGATTGTGGATGGCCGAGACTTGCTGCCACCAAAGTAGAGCCGTCCCTCATGGAACGACACCGAGCGTGGCCAACCCTTGGTGCTTGACCACACATCAACGTAACCGTGCTCTAGCTCCCAGCGGCCTGCGTCAATAACTGTTGTGTTAAAGAACGGGTACTCGGTCACCGTTTCAACAACGGTAGCCGAGACATAGCGAATAATCCTTGCGCGTCCCTGCGGCTGTGCATTGATGTACTGGTTGACAGACAGGGCTGAAAATGTTGTTGTGGTGTAGGTGCTTGTGTTGTTTGGTGTGGTGGTAAAAGCCTCACCCACTGTGGCTACCTTGGTGCTGCCAACATAGTCCTCAATCAACCGCGTTTGGCCAGAGCCTGTGCCGCCTGTGATGTTGATGTACATGCCAACATATATGTCATCTGTTGCACTTGCTGTGTTCTTGAGCGTTATTGTTGTGCTGGTGCCAGCTTGCGCTGTGCCAGAGTCATGGTGGGTGGTTGATGCAGTCAGCGTCACATTACCAGACACAGCAGACGGGGTCAGAGTTGAGCTGCTGTTGGTATGAAAGTCAATGTCGTAGGCATACTTTGGAATTGCATCAAACGTGATTGATGTGGCCGTCCAAGCAGTATCGCTAGTGCGAGTGATCCGAACCGGCTGCAGGTCTGGGTGCACAACAATCAAAGTGTCAGCTGACTGTGTCCAGCACATGTCGTCCACTATTGTGCTGCCAATAGTGGTTGTCAAATAGCTGTTACCTGTGCCGTTGATGTTTGTCTGCACCACACCGTTTTTAACTACATGCATACGGTTGTGGGTAAAACACAACATGTAGCTGTCATCCACAGAGAACTGGAACGGCACCAATCGCACGCCGTTGCCGGCAGACTCGGTGCTGGTGTTTGGCAGCGCAAATACGTGCTTAGTGCCAGGCCTGCGACGCAGCCCACCTTGGGGCTGGATCAATACATTAGTCGCCTTGGCTAGCGCATTGCCGTATGCAGCCAGGTCAACCCGAGCACGCAACAAGGGGTCGAGCTCGCCGGTTGCAAAGTTGGTTGTGAACTCTACAAAGCGTGGCATTAGTTTCTAACCGCAATAAGTGAATAATCTTCAATGACACGCACAGGGTTGTTCTGGCCATCAATCTGAGCAGCTGTGCGAAAGAACCCACCGCGGCCATTCTCAGATACATCACCAGTGGCCACACGTTGCCACTTGGTTGCCTTGTCCTGTTGTTCGGTCACGGTCTCTGCAATGTGCCAAGCCACCATGTACTTGAGCAGCTGCACAAAGTACTGCGGCATTGCAAACTCTGGCACGCTAAATTGGTAATCAATAAAGACGCTAGTCAGGTTGGTGAGCAGCTTGTCGCCTTGGATCTCCCAGTCTTTTTGTATGGGGCTGCTCTGCGTAGAGCTGTTGTATACCAAGCGTGGGTTGGCTAGCTTGTCGCCTGGCAACTGATACTCATAGCGCCAGAAAGATGTAGGGGTTGTGATGAGCTGTGCCAGCTGCACCTTCTTCATGCCAAA